ATTCAAATTCATACAGATACCAAAGCAGGCATCTTCATTTGTAAATGCTTATGAGGATTACCAGTATTTTAAAGGGCGTAAAGTCCCATTTGTAGACGCTGTTATGTTTGCATATGACATGGCTAAGGTATATGGTAATTTGCGTAAATCATTAAAGCAAGCACAAGAGATAAGCCCATCATTCAGAAGACGTTTAATACTTGGTATTGAAGGGGATGTTTATGGTCTTGAATCTGGAGCACGTGTATTTAGAAAATTAGGTCAAGGTCATCGCCAAAGAGATAGAGCTATACAAGCTTTGAGAAAGGGAGCTGCGTATCCAACAGTGATTGGAGATGCTATGGGTGTAATGGGTTACTTAGCCAATTACAACAGAAACATAGCGAATGGCATGAGTCCAGAAAAAGCAGCTCAAGCATTCAATGATTACAATGCTACTCAGCAGTCAAGAAGAGGTGCTGATAAGATACCATTACAGAATAGTCAAAATGAATTATCAAGAGCATTTACTATGTTTGGTAGTGTATCTTTCTTGCAGATGAACAAAGTATATTCTTCATCTTTAAATATACAAAGGGCTCTTTTAAGAGGAGAAATGCCAAGCACAAAAGACATAAGAGCATTTGCTTTAAACTTAGGTATTGCTAACGTATTGTTTGTGCTTACTGCCAATATGTTTAAATATATAGATGGAGAGGATGAAGATAGAAGAAAGATAGAACAGCAATTATATGACGCTATGATTGGATTGAACCTTATCTATCAAATACCATTTATAGGATATGCGGCTGAAAGTTTAGTAAAGAAGATAAGAGGAGAGAAGATGTTCTCTACTGAAACTCTTAATCCAATTATGAGTGTTGCTTCTAAGATTAATAAAGAATATAAAGCATCAGAAGGAGATGTAGCTAAGTCAATTGTACCAATAATAGAATTGGCATTGGGAGCTCAATTAGATCCTGCAATTGGTCTTGTGAACTTATTCAGTTCTGAAGAAGAAATTCGAGATGATGCTATGTTCGATATACTTGGTATTGCACCATCTTACCGTCCTAGCAAACCTGAAGGACCAACAGAGGAAGAAACAATTGAATACCTAAAAGAATACAAGCCAAGCTTATATAATAGCATGTATGGTCCGGGAAGCCCTTATTATGATGCTAAAGAAAGAGAAAAAGAATTGAAAAAGAGAGAAAAGGAATATGATGATTGGCTTAAAAAATCAGGTGGAATGTAAGTTCTCTTCTTCCACTATCATAAGAATTTTATATATTTGAATGCTTTTTGCTTTTCATAATAGCACATTAAATCCGTGTTAATAGAATGGGGGATGTCTTTCCCCCATTTTATTTGTCCATACATCTGAGTTATTTTGCCGTATATGATGCCGTCATCACAGCACCATATTACGACTGGACTCAATCTTTTTTTAACCAACCCAGATAGTGTATGTGCGTTAATTATTAATGGGTACGCCTTGTAAATTAAGTTATGAGATATCTCAACTATAGCGTACGCTATTAATGTTTTTTTAGAATCAAATATTTTATATTGATTATTTGATACTGCTTGATATGAACCTTTGAATATTTTTACGAATGTATCTATTGCTTTTTGTTGTTTCTCAGAAATCATCGTTTTCAATAAGTTTGATTATGATTTTTATTTCTTTGATAAGATCTTCAGAGTTTTTTCTAGCGTCCTTAAATTCTCTATCCGTTATTTGCTCATACAAGTCGGTTAGGATGTCATTACACTCTTCAATTATGAAGAGTATTCTTTCGGCTCTATATATTTCTTTGAGTCTCTCTTGGTTCATCTTAGGGGGTATTAGCCCCTCTGTAAACTTCAGTTTTTAAGCCGTGGCTTTCCAATTCTTTAATCCTGTACTCTTGTAATTTTGATAGCTTTCCAGAGGGAGTTTTAACTTCACTAAACAACACATCGCTTCCATATGGTATGGCGATTAAATCAGGTATTCCATTCTTATTAGTCTTCACTAATTTTATGACATAATACCCATTTGATTCTAATTCTTTGATTCTTTTGGATTGGATTTGTTGTTCAGTCATATTCAAATATAATACCCTTTTGTTATATCATTGTCTTATTTACCAAAAACATAATAGTAACAAATGGTATTTCAATGCATAAGAAGTCATCATCTAAGAATGTTTTCCCCCAGCTAAACATGAACCCAAATTGTGGCTCTACGTTGATTAATACTTTCATAGCGTTTTTTCTTTAATTTTAACTGTAGATTCTTCAATCATCCATTTCAAATAAACTTCTGCCTTCTTTAAATCTTCAAGGTAATTTTTTCTATCGTAACGCCACATGTATTTCATTACGTTACCTTTCAAATACCCCATAAACTGAGACTGTGACATGCTGGCTTTTATGCATTCTATGCATTCAATTTCACCTTCATAGTGGCTTGGCTTGTTAATCTTGTCTTCCATATACTAATATTAAATTAAATTTGATTTCGTGTGTTGATGTACTAACATATACTAAATTGCTAGTCATTGATAATGTATGAGTTAAGAACATATTTTTAATTTCGTATTATATCAAAGATAGTAAGTCTTTTTTAAAGTGATTTACGGTGTAGTCTTTTTTCTGCTTTACAGCCTTATATATTTGGTGCTCTATCCCTTTCTCTAAGAACAACCAAAATACTTTATTGTACGCTCTATCTTTTGTTGTCATTCTATCTCTTGACTGCCAATAACTTGTTGCACTGAAGTCAATGTTATAGTATACTATGTAGTCAGCATTCTTTAAGGATATACCCTCACGCCCACTAACAATCTGTAAGGCTATGACCTGACATCCAGTGTCTTCGAAGACACTCAATTCAGTGGTCATCTCGTCCTTAGTGAATACTTGCTTAAGTGCATTGAGTTCTTCTTTGAACTTATAAAAGATACCTATTCGTTTATCTTTAAATAATTTTTTTATGTATTCAGCTTTCTGAGTATTCAATACCATTGAGTTGCCAGACTCAAACTTTACCGTGCCGGAGCAAATCTGATGAATCTTAGACATCAGCTTTGTTGGTGTATCTGCAAGTATCACCTCTTGCTTACCTTGCACTACTAAATCTTTCTTTAGTCTTTTGATCAGGTCAGATATGTTTTGTGGCATAGGTATGGTTAGTATCTGCTCTTCTACCTCCGTGACAAATCCTGCTTCTTTTTGTGACAAAGAAATCATGTAAGGCTGCATGACATCTAATATCTTTTGCTTACCATCGCTATAATCATTTACCATCAAGCTGTTTATTTTTTTCTGCTTAATATTCACATAGTCTTTAGCGAACTTATAAAAACTCTCGTACTGAGCGAATGGGCTTCTTGGTAATCCATAAAGTTGATGATACATTTGAGAGTATGACTCTGGAGTTGGTGTTCCTGATAGGAATATAACTTTAGCTTTACTTGCTCTGATCAAGTCTTTTATTTGCTTGGCACGATTACTTGGCTTGGGGAATGCACCTAGACAGTGTGCTTCATCAAGTATGATTACATTGAACTGAGTATGTTCAAGCTTATGTAAACTTTCATAATTGATTACCTCCATCTTGTATGATGGGTTGAGTAAGTAATAGTCGTTCTCTATGTTAGTTATCACCTTCTTCTTAGTAACGAATAGTATTCGTGTTGGGTTAAGGTTATTGCATATCCCAAGACTTGTCAATGTCTTTCCAGTTCTAACCTCCATAGCCAAGTACACAAAGCCATACTTATTAATGACTTGAGTGCCCTTTTCTATTATTTCTAATTGGTAATCTCTAAATTCTACTTTATTGTTTTCCATATTTTCTCTGTAATACTCAATGCTCTTTTGTAGTCGATTTATTATCTCAGTTTCAATTTTAAACTTGGGCACAATGATTTGCTCATTCCTTCTATCCATTTTTATAGTAGTTGGTTTTTCCATAGTCAATATACTCATCAGCCTAAGGCAGTATAAGTACATATCATAATCGTTGTACCCAAGTTTTCTTTCAACTATTTCAGAATACATCTTCAGGTTTCTTCTTGATTATAATCCACTTGCCAGTCATATCACGATTGCTTTCAGGTTGTACACCCTCTTTGAAAAGTGCGTAAGCAACTACCCACTTGAAGAACTTCTGCCTTGATACGGTCATCTTTGATCTAGCGGCATAGTCGGGATAGTTATCGGTAAAGTCATGATACAATTGATTCAGATATACCCTTGTTTCGGGCTCAAGCAGTTTGTTCTCATTGTTATCAGATAGCAACCCACACCACTCGATAAACTCGTGGCAAGTCTCTGCTGATAATTGGCGTATCTTCAGATTGACAAATCTACTCTTGACTAATCCAGTGTTTAGATAACCAACTAAGCAGTTTACCATATAGTTGTCAAACTCACACCAATCATCATCGTTCCAATCTCCAAACATAAGTTTGCCAAATTCATCCAATGGCGTGAATGATTTGCTATAGTGTTGGTGTAGTTCTAACTCCCACTTTCTACGAGCAAATGAATTACCTGACCCCTTGATGGCATAGTTGGTTGTGATTGCTATCTTAGGTGACTTGCTGAATGGAATCTTGATTGCATCTTTGTTCTTCTTCTCCAATGTCAATCCTTCCGTTACAACAGAGAACAAACGCTCAAAGTCAAAATGCTTTTTAACATCATCAAAGACTAGTATTTGTGTATCTGCTGATACAAGTTGATATGCAAATGAACGCTCGAATGTGAATGATTTACCATCTATGGTAACGACCTTCTTCATTTGTGATAATCCATTCATGAACAAACCCTTACCCGTTCCACCTTCAGGGTTATCACTTATCACTTCATCGTTCAATATAATTGCCGGGCAGTACGATAGATTCTTGTAGGCGTGAAGCATAAATCCAATGGTACTCTCCATAGACTCTACTCTTTGAGGATCGTTGCTACAAATGTTGGATACGAACTTTTTATAATCGCATTTGTCGGTGACCTCACAAATCGTAAATATTCTATCGATGACATGGTCTTTCCATACATAACCACCCAAGTCGATGTAGTCTATAGGTTCTATTTTGTCTTTAGTTATCTTGACTGCACAGTTGCGATAGTATAGATATGCAGTACTCTTTGTATCCTCAATGAAATAAATATCAATAGTGGATAGCATTGATAGGAATTCTTCTTTGAAGAACCTCGTATTATCCGCAAAGTAATTGTATACGGATAAGTCATCAAGCTCTAAAAGATAATCCAATACAAAGTCTTTAATCTCCTTCTCTGATGTATGGTCAATTAGGTTATTAGTAACCTTAACGAACACATAATTTTTACCACCTTCAGGACAGTACTTATAGAAGCCGGAGTCTTCCAAAAACTGCTTGAAGAATATGTGTATTATCTTTATGACTCCCTTGTCGGTCTTTGTCCAAAAGATATGCTTTGAACTTTCTTCCTCTACCTTGTTGAGTACCGAGTCTATCGTATCGCTATCCAGATTGGAGTCTTGTAGCTGAATGCGAATCTCCTTTTTTGAGACACCCCTCCTTAACTTTGCTTTTATCTGATTGAGCCTCTCTTCATCTTCGTAATACTTAGTACCAAAGTTCTGCTTATTAGCGTAAGCCGAATCAATGGTTGTCTTGATTTCTGATAATGTAAAATCATCAGTTGCGTATTGGTTTAGTACGAATGATGCTAGACTTTGATTAATCCCAAAGTCATTGAATGCCATAGCCAGTATGTATGTATTGTGGTTACGCTGACCTTCAGCCATTGGGTATTTCTTTTCCCACCACTTTATCAATATCTCTACTATCTTATTCTCATCCGTGATTGGTATGGTAGGCTTGTCTACATTCTTTTTGACTTCAAGGTATTCGGGTTCTTCAATCTCAGACCATATTGATGAGTTTTCGTTTATGTATATCAATGGATCGTAAGACTCGTAGCACACACGAGATATGTTCTTTGATGTCTTGTCAAAGTATTGAGAGTTGAAATGCTTCTCAAGGCTATTGAAATAGTTTTGATGGTTGTCAATATCTTTTGGTATTTTAACCAATACCTTTAATCCATTACCGCTTGGAGATATGAATACCGAGAATACATATTTATTCTTTGATAGATTCTCTTTATCGCTTAGTAATGTCTTTTGTTTATCATAGCCGTCAAAGTCTAAACATATCAGTCCTGAATGTTCAATTATAGCAGTGTCCGCTCGCTTGTTAAAGGTACCAGAAAAACATATCGCTGGTAACTTCTTCTTAAGTTCATTTCGAGTAGATTTATCTTTTTGTTTTCTAATCTCTTTAACCAAATCTCTACTTGATCCATTCCTTATACGGTCAAGTAAGTCCATAACATCACGATGAAATGGGGCAGAAGTATCCTTGATACTTTGAAAAATTGTGATTTTTATAGTATTCATGTGTCGATTATTGGTTGTTTATGTCGATATAATGTTTATTCGATGTTAATTTTTGATATCTAACTTATTGATTATCAATCTTAATGTTAATTATGTTAATTTTAATCTTACGTATATAAGAATAAAAAAAGAATATATATAAAGAGAGAGAGAGAGTAGGGAAGAAAAAAAACAACATAGCATTGTGGGATAAAAAGGGGGTCGATGACCCCCTAGTGTTATGTTATGACCCAAAAATAAAAATTGGCTTAGAATGGAAGCTCGTCTTCAAAGTCGTTTTCGATTTCTTCTTCTTTGAATTTTTTTTCGATGTTACTTGACGGCTTTGATGATTGGCTTTTAGGTTCGTAAGTGTCGAGTTCGCAGTATGGGTTACCACTACGTCCGTACTTGATTGAGATGTTTACCCAGTCGTTTTTCTCATGCTTACGCAAGAATGCAATGGCTTCTGCCACTTTCATTGATAATCTACCGACAACAAAGTCAGGTGCGTTTTCTTGTCTCTTGAAGGAAAATCCTTCAGCGAAAATTTTCTCGTTAGTCATTATTTTTTTAATTTAGGGTTTGTTGAATGTAATAGTCTCTTATGTCTTTTGTTCTTTGTGAGGAGAAGTACTCTTTGTATACCTCTATGGCTTTGATGACTTTCTTCTCTCCTCGTTCTACGAAATCATCAGATGGTTCGAATACGCCAATCTGAAGTGTCTCCTTGTCGATGGCGATAAACTTCAATGGCTTACTGAATAGCGTTTGGTAGATGAAGCATTGCGAATCGTAATTGAATGAACCTGCCGATCTGCTGAACTTTGTGATGTCTGATGTGGTCTTTAGGTCAATCAAACAATTCTCACCAACGATATCAGCCTTGCCTTTCCACTGCGTTCCATACAACTCCATCACTGCTGGAACCTCAAACTGATTATCGTCATGGTAAATCATCGAGTAGATGTCAAAGTTCTTCTTAATCTTTTCTACCATCCTCATCACATTGTCGTGTTCTTTCTGAAGCAAACAAAATTCTAAATTATTAGCCTCTAAAAAGTCCTTATATGCCTTCGTATTGCGACTGCTCACATCAACCGTTGGTGTACTTTGCGATTTAAGGGGCTCTAGAAGGCTTGTATGGAACAATCTCCCCTCCGCTAGTACCTTACCATCACTTCGATGCTTTCCGTAGCTCTCAGGGCAATTTAGGAGGGTGCCAACATCTGAGTTCGATAAAAATTGTTTCCCGATGCCCGAATAATATTCACTATCATCCTTCAGTAGGGCAAGTAATTCTTGCTTATCCATTAGGCTTGATGTAGTTTTTTAAGGGCGTTCTTTTCTTTAGCAGATATTTTGAACTTGTTGCTGATTGTCGATATCATGCCATCGAAGTCCATGTCTTTGTTTTCGCTAACCCACTTTGATACCTTAGCCCAATCATCGGACCCCATCTCTAATTGTGGATGTTGTGGTGGTGCAACGGGCTTAACCGGATCAGGAGGTAAATCTTCTCCCGTCCATAGCTGGATACCAAGACCATGCATTGCAATTGCTTTTGCAGTTGAGCGTTGTATAGCTTTGTTTACATCAGTGCATGTTAGCTTATCTACAGACACCGGGTTGTTTCTGAAGTCCATGATTGGAAGATAGTCAATGTGTTCCAACCCTTCAACGATAATGCCTACCTTGACGTATGCTGTCTTGCCATCGGTAAAGTAATTCAGACCAGTGTGGTCGTGTTCATACACCTTGCGTTGTGCCTCAGGGAATTTATCTTTTAGCATCTGCCATGCATTTGCCCATGAGATGTAATCAAGGTTTCCCTTTTGCTCAACTTTGCTTTTGATTGCTACTTCTTGTAGCGTAGCGAATACTGATTTTTTTGTTGTCATTGTATTTAATTAAATTTAAATTGTTTTATAATTTTAAATGGATACTCCTCTTTGTATGCGGTCAGTTAATACTGAATAGTCATCATCGCTTTGTACCTTGTTTTTTATTTTCTTAATGCCATGCAAAAGTGCTGGGTTATGTATGGTGTAACCATAATCTAATAAGAAATTTTTTATTGAGACGAGTGATATTCCACGCTCGTGGCATAGATAGTAAATCATATGCCTTGCCTCCACAATGTTTTGTTCTCTACTCTTAGAGAATATTACTTCCTTAGGTAGATTAAATATCTGAGATACCCAATCTACATACTGATTAAATAATTCTTGTTTCATTTGTTACCTCCGTATGTTTTGTTATAGTATTCATAGTTAGGATCGTTATTGATTCTACCATGATACCATCCAATTTGATAAGCATTTATTATCT